TGAAGCCGATGCGCTCGAACGCCTTGTTCCACTCCAGCACGCCGGCGGTGATGGGTGCGCGGTACTTCTCGGGAATGGTGCGGTCGAGCCAGAACACGATGGGCTTGACCGGCTCCGACAGCGCCTCGCGGCAGCGGCTTGCCGCCCCTTTGCGTGGGCGAGTGCTGCTTGCTCTTCTTGTGCACGATCTTGCGCTTGCGATCCTTGCGCTCGCCGGTGTCGCGAGCTTCGTGTTCCACGACAACACGGCCAAGCCCGCAAGCGAACGGCTGCAGCGGGATTCTTTCGTTGCCCAACACGACCTCGCCGCCATGATCGAACGCGAGCAACATGAGCTGCGCGATCCGCGGCGTGAAGTACGTGTAGCGGACTTCCTTCTGCGGCAGCGTGTAGCGGATCGTCTGTAGATCGACCCATACTCGCCGGGCGTTCGGGATCTGCTCCGCGATCGCCAGCGCGATCATGCAATGCCCGGAGTCCTTGGGCTTCGCGCGGTCGATGTGCTCCTGCGTGACCGATACCTTCGGCATCATGCCTCCCTTGGTCTGCGAGCTGGCCTATTCCGGCTCGCAGACCGACACTTTACGGGTCTGCGGCAGACTCCGATTCAGTAGCCGCATGGTCCCTAGCAGGAATAGGCTCTCAGTAACCGGTCAGCGGATCGGTCGGCTCGCGCACCTTGCGCCTGGGACCGCGCCGCACGATCAGCCCGGAGCGCCGCTGCGTTGTCGCTCGCAGCCCAGCGACAACGTGCTAGTAGCCGGTCAGAGGATCGGTCGGCGTGCGCGGCTTGCGCTTGGGACCGCGCCGCGGCGGGCGCACGAGCTCCATTACCTGATGCGCGATCATCGCCGCCATCAGCCGATCGTCGTACTCGCCTTCGAGCGCGCCGTGGCGGCCGCGTTCGTCAATGACGTAGGTGGTTAGCTGGCGCGCGGTGCCCAAGTCGTGCGTGCCGTGCGTGCCGTCCTGCAGCGCCGCCCCAAACGTGCTCTCCATCGCCGGCTTCGTGACGCCGTTCGTCTCCCATCCCGGCTTATCCTCTTCGACGTTGCGGATCCGGTCGATGCGCTTGCGGCGGTACAGCTTGCGGTAACGGTAGTCCTTGGTCAGCGGGTCCACGACCGCGATGCCCGGCCCGTTGGCCTCGATCGCCAGCAGCCCCGTGTTGTAGTAGAGCGCGATCAGCAGGCACCACAGCGGGAGCTCGTGTATGTCCATGCGGCTCTCGTGCAGCGCAACCTCGTCGTGGGAATGGTGGTCGAACACCTTGACCACGGAGAAGTCGCCGGCGTTGAACGTGTTGGCCTCGCCTTGGGCGACGTCCACGCCGAGCACGTAGGCGCCGGCGCCGGCCGGCTGTTGCGCGAGCAATTGATCCTCTTCGGCCTGTCGGCGGGCTTGGGCCTCGAGCAGATGCGCCGGCGAGGCAGCGGTGGGAACGGTAGGGCCGGTGGGGAGTGTTGGCGGCTCGCCAGCCGGTCGGGGGTGCTCCCACACCTGCAGCACGTGCTCGCCGGCGCGCATATCAGTCTCCGCCACCCATACGACGGACGTGGGAACCTTGATCGTGCCGGCACGGCTGCGCCTGTCCTCCCAACTATCCGGGCGCAGCGTGCCGCGCACGGGCGCCGGTGAATCTTCCGCGGCCTGTATGGCGCGCGTGATCAGGACGCCACTAAAGACCGTTCGACCCGAGCCGATGAAAGCCTCGTCATCGCTCGCGGGGTTCTCCTGGCGGAACAGCGAGACGTTGTTCTCGTGCTGCGTGCGGATCATCATGCGTCGCCAATAGAGCTGCTCCGGCTGCAAGTCGTAGAGCTCCTGCAGCGCGGGCTCGTCGGCCACGAGCTCGCCTAGCTTGCGCTCGTCTCCGATCGTCTCGAGGAAGCGCTTGCGCGCGTCGGCATTGTCGAAGCGCAGCGAGCAGGCGGGATCGCGCCACCACGGCACGAACAGCGGCGCGTACGTCTCGCCGGTGTCGGGGTCGTTGGCGCCGTCGCGAGCGTTGATCCAACGGCGGTGAAAGTGATTCAAGCCGTTGGCGGTGCTCTCGAGCACGATGATCGTCTCCGGCTCATACGGCACGGCGTTGAGCTGGGCCAGCATCTTGCGCGTGGCGAGCTGGCCGGTCCACCTGGCGACCTCGGACAAGTGCAGCATCGACGGCGTGTAGCCGCGGCCGGCCTCCGGGCTCATGGCGGTGTCGATCTCGAGCATTGATTCGCCGGTGCGGCCCTCCATCCGGAGCTGTCGGCTGGGCTCCCCGAATTGCAGGAACTTGCGCCCGTTGGGGGAGAAGTTCGAGGCGACGATCGCCGGGCGAATGTTGAAGCCGAGCCCGAGCTCGTCGGCGTTGGGCAGATGCGCGTGCGCCAGCTTCGCCATATCGAAGATGACGCCGGCCGTGTTCGTGTCCTGCGCGGTGACGATCGCCGCCTGATACTCGATCTGAGTCAGCCTTTGCAGGAACTTCACGGCCACCCATGTACTCATGCCCAGCTTCCGCGCCTTGAGGATGATCGAGCGCATGGGCTTGCCTTCCGCGCGCTGTTTCTCGAGCTGCGCGTCGAGCTCGAGCTGCCACGGCCGGGCGATGCACGGGACCAGCTTGCGCTGCTTGGAGAGGATCTTCACGCAGCCCTGAAAGTCTCCCGCGCGCGGGTATCTATATGAGCCGTCAGCGAGACGCGTGACGCCGCCGGCCCAAAAGGGCGTGTCGTACCGCAGCCGGCGCCGGAGAGCCTCGGTGCGAGGATCCAGCGCCGGCGTCATCGGCGCTCAGCAGCCGTAGCAGGCGAAGTCGAACGTCTCCGTGGAGAGGTTCGCCGCGGCGGCTACCTCTTTGAGCGCGCCGGCGGCGCCTTCGTAGAGCTGCACCTTGCCGGCGTTGGTGCCCGTGCGGTTGTAAACGGCGATGTGACCGCCGTTCGACGCCTCGATACTCAGGACGTCGATTTTTTCCGGCAGTTTCGGGCCTTCGGTCGGGTTCACGATGGTGTCGCCGCCCGTCGCATAGGACGTGTCCGGCGTCAGGCGCCCGAGATAGAGGTAGTCCGTGCCACCAATGGCGATCCGCTTGGAGACGGTCGCCACGATCGTATTCGGCATGATCGGGCCTTTCTCCGGCTAGCTCGCCGGCGGTTGCGGTTCGGCCGGCGGCGCCGGCCCTTCTGAGCTCGCCGGCGGCGCCGGTTCGCTCGAGGCTGGGGGTTCGGCCGGCGCCGCCGGTGGCGCTTCTGATGGCGGCGACGCCGGCGCCTCTGCTTCCGCGGGCGGTGCCTGTTCGGCTGGTGCTTGCGCGGGTGCAGTCGGTTCCGCGGGCGCTTCCGGCGCCGCTTCCGGCGCAGGCGCTTCCGGCGCAGGCGCTTCCGGCGCTGGCGCCGCTTCGTCGGCCGGCGCTGCTGGCGGCTCTACCGGCGCCGGTTCCGCTGGAACGGCGGGCTCCGTGGCTGGCGCTTCCGCCGTGGGGGGCGGTTCCGGCGCCGGAGCTGCTTCCGCGGCCGGCGCTTCTGGCGCCGCTTCCGCGGGCGCAGTCGGTTCGGCCGGCGCCAGCGCTTCCGGCGGAGCTGCCGCCGGCGCTTCCGGCGCGGGCGCGGCTTCCGGCGCCGCTTCCGGCGCAGCGGCTTCCGCCGGCGGCTCGATCGGCACCGCGGGCGCCGTTTCTTCGGCGCCGGCTACGGGTTCCGCGGGTGCGACCGGCGGCTGCACGGGCGGCTCTTCGGCCTGCTCACCTTCGGCCGGCGGTGCGACCTCCGGCGGTTCGGCGGGCGGTTCGGTCACGGGCGCAGCGGGCGCTTCGGGAGCCGCGGGCGCTTCGGCCGCGGGCGCTTCGCCCTGCTCGCCTTCCGCCGGCTGCGCCGGAAGCTGCGCAGCGACCGGCGGCCCTTCGCCCTGCTCGCCCTCGGCGGCGATCGGCAGCGCTACCGCCGCCGCCGCCGGTACGCCGACCTCGATCGGCGCGTCGCCTTCCGTGAGCACCGGCGGCGCCGGTTGCGGTTCGGGCGTCGGCACTTCCGCCGTACCGATCTTGCGCGTCTCCGGCCCGATCGGCGCCTGCGCGAGCTCTGAGTCCGGCGCTTCTGAGTCCACGCCGTAGCAGCGCACGTCGATCGGAAAGCCGAGCACGTAGCCGGACGCGAAGTAGCGGCCGCCAACCTCGAGTCCGTCAAAGCCCACGTTGCCGTTCTCGTCCACGCGCCGGCGATCGACCTCTTCGCCGGATTCGGGGCGCATGACGTACTCGCCCTCCACCTTCGTCAGCACGACAACGCTTCCCGGCGGGAAGATCCCCGCCACTACGGCTATGCCTCCCATCGGATGACCTTTCGCTCGAGGATCGCCACGCGCGCAGCGTAGCTCTCGGCGGAGACGTAGCTACTCGTCCTGCTCGCGCACGTCGGTGATCGCGCGCAGGAAGGTGACGCCCTGCAGGAATCCGATCGCGCACATGATCGCCTCCATATCGTGCGCGCCGTGTAGCTGCAGCCACGGACCGTAGTGCTCGCGCGCGAGTTTGGCCGCGCGGCCCATCTGCAGCTCGAGCATCGCCTCGAGCTGCTCGCCGGGTTCGATCGAGCACAGCACGGCGATGACGTCGGCCACGGGCACGTCGTCGCGCTCGTCGGCCAGCGGGATCGCGTGCTCGAGCTCGAGCATCCGGGTGCCCACGTCCGCGAGGCGCACCGGACCGATCGGCAGCTTGACGTACTCGGTGAAGTGAAGGCAGACGCATTGCGGCGCCTCGCAGCCGCCGCGGCCGAGATCGCCGTGCCAGCGGCGAGTGTGCCCGCAGCCGCAGAGCGCCTGCTCGCTCACCACGCCACCCTGATCGACACGACGAGCAGCTCGAGCACGATCGTTCGCCGTCCCACTTTCACGCCGAGCACGTACCGCCAGCCACCGCCGAACGGGCCGCCAGGACGGTCGGCGCTGCGGTGCTCGACGCGCAAGCGTGGGCGCGGATGCGCGATGCTTTTCACGGCTGCCCCAGCGCCGACAGCGCGGCGGGCAGCGCGACGGTCGCCAGCCAGCGCGCGTCCTCCGGCTCGAGTTCAAGCGCGAGGATGCGCTCGCCGCCCTGCGGCCGTTTGCGCGGCATCCCCACGGCGACGCGCCCATCCTCGATCGTCACGACCACGCCGCCCCGCTCGAGTCTCACCATCGGACGTGCTCCTTTCGTTCCGGATCTGGCGCCGGCGCCTCGTGCAGCGACAACACCGGCGCCGGCCGCGACTCTAGCGCAGCGAACGGCGGGCGGTCCGGCCGGGTGATCGCCTCCGTGAGCTTGCGCGTGATCCAGCTCGTGCGGTTCTCATCGCCGCGGGCGACTTCGATCGCCTGCGCGAGCTCGACGGGCATCCACACGACGATCTGGCGGCCCTTGCGCCCCGTGTTGCTCATCCGTCGTAGGGATCAAGCGCACCGGCCGGGATCCAGAAGCACGGCCGGCCGTTGCCGGCCTTGTCGTCCCAATAGTCATCGTGCTTGCCCTTGGCGCCCTCGATCGAGCCGACGATCTCATAGCGCGGGCGCTGCCCCGGCCGCAGCCCGTCGAGCGAGCCGCGCACCAGCCAGAACGACACGTCGTCGCGGTCGCGCTTGTGCATCAGCAGATGCCCCGGCCGCGCCGGCGTACTGCGGACTTCGCGTCGAGCGACGTCGGGCCGCGAGCGGTCGATCACGTGCTCGCCGTTTCGTTCGCGCACCGGCTCCCAATACTCCCCGAAGTGCCATGCGACGAGGTTCTCCGCGATCGCCCCGTCGATGTGCGCGTCCCACTTGCGCTCTTTCTCGCCGTCGAGCTCGCGCCATCCGTTCTTAGCGGCGATGATGTAGCGCATACAGCCCGCGTACGCGGCCTGCGAGATCAGCGCCCACGACGGTTCAAGCGGGATGCTCACACACGCAGCTTCTCAGCCACGCCCCACGGCTTCGCGCGCCATATCGCATCTACCGAGGGAAAGTTCTCGCCGTCGAAGCGGTAGCCGCGGTCGTCTATGTAGATCAGCGCCGCCGGCTTGTATGGCGGGAAGTGCACGTGAGCGAGCGCCTGCTCCGATAGGCCGTGCCGGCGCAGGAAGCCTTCGACCGCCCAGCGTCCGCCGACCGAACGGCAGCGGGTGGAGTTGATCGCGACCTCGAAGTGCTTGGTGACGTCCTCGAGCCACTCGATCGCGCCGGGCACGGGCGGGTCGGGCAGCTCGTCGGCGCCCTGCCACCCCGACGTGTAGCTATGCAGCACGCCGTCGCAGTCCACCGCGATCGTCCACTTGTGAGCATCCGGCCCGTGCGCGGGCTCCGTGGGCACGTCTGCCTGCGTGGCGCGGCGCTCTCTGACGCGCTCGCCGGCACGGCCCGGGCGCGGCGCCTGCACGCGATGGTCGGCCGGGAACGGCGAGCCGCTCACCGCGTCTCCACCACTTGCCACTTGGCCCGCTTGGTCTTGGCCCGCTCGACGTCCAGCTTGGCGCCCGGGTGCCGTCTGCGGTATCTGCGGGCGGAGTAGCGCGCCGTCGTGCGCAGCAGGTGCGTGGAGATCACGTGCCGGGTCATAGCCGGGATTGTCGCTGCCTGACCGGCGGCCGTTGCGGGACTCGCGGCGGCAGCGGCGTTTGGGGCGGCGGGACCGGATCCACCGGCGGGCGCTCCGGGACGCTCATCCCGAGCCTTTGGCGGATCGCGCCTCGGATCCACCACGTCCGCGGGACGTTCGCCGGCCGGGCCTTGTCGATGGCCTCGAGTTCGGCCGGAGCGAGGCGCAGGTTGATGCTCACGAGCTCCACGACGGGGATATCTAGCTGATTCAGCGGACGTGTACCTCAGATACCGGAGGTACACCGGCGTGTTACGGCTAGCGCTGCTTGCGTGGGGAAGTGGGGGGGTCCGAAAGCTGGCGCGAGCGGCGACGCTGACGGGGTGGGCG